GTACAAATAATCAGTTACGTTTTTATTTAACTGATCGTACTCCATAGGTTTGAAATCAGCTTCTTTACCTTTGCTTTTAAATATATTAAACGTAGTAGTATTGTAATCGTCTACGTGACTCCTTAACTTAATTGCGTCCAACTTATACAGTTCGTACATCATATCGGACTTAGCATCAATCTTACCGTTTGCTAATCTTCTTTGCAAGTAATAATCTTCTGTGTCATTCTTTACCTTTAAGTACGGTTCGCCTTCAATCTGTTTTGTTTTGTACTGACCTCCGGCGGATTGATCTTGTATCATTCTTAGGTTAATGTACTCATCATCAAAGAACTCTCTTACATTATTTATTAATGACCTATATGATTTACGTCTAGCTATTTCATATTTCTTAGCAGACCTCTCCATACCATCAACAAGTAATTTAGCTGCGGGATCTCCCATCTTATAAGCTTCAGTTAATTTAGTAGCATCCTCTCCAGCGAACTTAGTGTACGCTTTTCTGAAAGCATCACTTCCTAAGTCAAACCCTAGTGCCACCATACCTCCACTTATTCCAGCCTCCTTGAGTTGCTCTAGTGTAGGTAGAGTTCCTTCACTTACATAGGTCTCTATAGTTTCGGCACCAGTTCCGGCGACTACACCTACCGCAACCTTCTGTACTTTTTTACCTCTACCAAAGATTCCCGGAACTAAATTGAGGAACATATCAGCCATAAGCTCACCTTGGTCTAATGGTTCTCCGGGTCTTAATACATTCTGCCTAAATTTTGATCCTTCGTATCCTCCATAAAGACCGCTAATAACATATCCGACAATCGCACCGGGTATTCCCCCTATACCACCACCCGCAGCAGTTCCGGCAGCCTTGTATCCTTCTCCGATAACAATCTCTCCTACGTAACCTACAGTGTAATCCATAAACTCTGGATCCTCTAGTATCTGCTGTTGCTCTTCTGGATTGTAAGCAAATACAGTATCCTCGTATGTCTGTGTGGGGTCTACCCTTAACTCATTGGGTATTGTAAAGGAGCCGTCCTTGTTTTCTTGAGGAGGATTCACTCGGCTCTCTAAAGGAATAATAAATCCCATTGCTTTTAATTTCCGGTTCCGTACATATAATTACCTTGTCCGTCAGTCAATAACTTAGTGGGTGGATAATTAGCTGCTTCTTCTAAACTATTTATTTTGATAACATTTGGTTCTAATGGTTCTCCTCCTTCATCAAATCTACCAAGTGAACCGAAATCAAATACAATATCTTGATCATTCTTATATAGGCTAATCAATTTCTGAACACCTTCTGCTTCATCTATTTTGTTATTTGGGAAAGCTTCATTGTATTCTTTTACAACACGTTGTGCTTCTTGTACCTTAGTTTCTGGAACATCTTCTGGGAGTATACTCTTATCGTAAGTAAATCTATCTTCAACGTCTCCGTAAACTCTATTCACAAATGTTCCGTCTTCCAACTGTATGCGTTCTAAACTCTTTGGTCTGTACCCAATGGCAGAACTTAGCTTTAATTGTTCGTCACTATAATCCTTATAGACGTTTTTAGTTTCTTCTGCATCCATCACTTCAGTTGTCAGTTTTCCGGTAACTGGGTTTAGTATAGTGACTAGAGTTCTGTACGCTGGTGCGTTTGGTGTTCCTATATTAATTGGTTCTTGAGTTATTGTAGGTTCCATTTCCATCAACTCTGACTGTCTTTCTTGTTCTCTTTGTTGTTTTACTAAAGAAACTAAATCCGGATTCTTAACCAAAGCTGTGGCTGTCTCCTTATCGAGATCCAACATATTTTGTATAGCAGAAATGTTGGCAGCCCTTTCCTCTTTTTCAATCTTCTTTTGCTGAAAATCTTGTATAGTCTTATTTATACTACCAGCTAAATTCACAGCAGCTTGTTGCTCCAAAGCCCCAGCTTGAAGTGCGGGGCTTATATCGAGTTGAGATAATTGAATTTGTGATGATCCTCGTAACATAACTTAAAATGGTAAATCCTTAAATGCTCCACGCATCATACCTATTTCTTTATTCATTTGTGATGGGCTAGGTGCTCCAAACAATCCAAATACGCTAGTTGCTGGATTTCCAGTTAATCCTCCGCTGCCATAATTTTGACTACCTAGGATATTGCCGATAGCTCCGACTGTTTCACCTAATATCTTTCCACTAGCCGCAGCTCCTTGAGCTTGTACTGCTCCTTTTCCTAGAAGTACATTAGCTCTTTGAACGTCTGCTGCTGAACCTAATGTTGCTGCCATTCCGGGGTCTGTGACTTGTGCTCCTAGTGGTGTAGCCGCAAAGATTCTTTCTTCGGCAGAAGGTGTAAATAAAAATTTAGATGGGTCTACCATAGCAGCTGTAGCTGATTGTAAAGCTCTTTGGCGTGCACCAGCGGCTTCTAACCTACGTGATCTTTGTGCCTCTTCTCTACCTAGAGCGGCTCTAGCTAATGTAGAAGCATCTCCGACTCTCCCCATTCTTTGACCTAATCCTAATGCAGTTTGTTCAGCTGTTCTAGCAGCTTCTACTCCAAGTGGTCCAGCAGCCTCTGCTGTTAATCTTTCCGCTTCGGCTACATCTAATCCAGCTATTTTAGCTAATCTTGGGTCCTCTAAAGTTGATCTAATATCTGCACCGTACTGACCTAATAGACCTAATTGACGTAGCTTAGATTCTTCTTGGATGTCTCTAATACCACGAGCTTTTAATCCAGCCAACTCTTGGAACTGAGGAATAAATTCTCTTTCTGCACCGAGGATAGCTCCCATAGTTTCGGGGCTGTAAATTCCAGTCTGATAAGCTTCTGAAATAATCTCGGAAGGATCTCTTACTTCTCCGTAAGCTTTTTGTATTGTTTGTTCTGATCTTTTTGCAGCTTTCTTAGCAGACCTATCAGCTAAGGCACCACTTACTACAGCTCCTATTATATTGCCTACGATAGGTTTAATCGCTCCTATCTTTACAAAGTAATTAAAGATAAGATTATCTAGAGGTCTAAAAAATTCTATTAAAAAGTTTTTCATTTTAGGCTGTTCGTTTCCACATATAGGTTACTATGTAGGGTTGTAAATTCGTATGAGCTTGTGACGCATCTGCTCCATCAATAGCAAGTGTTCCTAAGTTTTCTTGGTTACCGGTATTAGTACGACTGTCATCTCCAGTTGCAGCACCTCCACCATCTCCACTATCACCAAAACTATAGTACTGTAAATAGTGAGTATGAGCTGGTAAACCAGATTGCTCCTTAGTAAGCGTAACTTCTTTAACACCACCAGTTTCTTCGGATGTATCAAAGTCTGTGTCACCGGAATCAATACCTACTAATGTTTTACCAGCACCGAATGCCACCCAAGTTGTATCACCATTATCTCCAAACATTAAGGCATCTGGGTTTGTTGATACCGTAGAAATATAAATTGAACCAACTGGATAAACCTTATCTAGAACTCCGTACAATCCAGAGTTTAATTGGTTGTTAGTAGATAACTTAACTAGGTCTACTTCACCGTCTTGAATCTGTAATTGACCAGCTGTCGTAACCTCTAATCCGCCGCCTTGTAAGCAAGTACCAGTGCTACCAGTGTAAGACACAGCAGTCTCTGAAGTGTTGGTAAATTTAGCTGCATCTACTAGATTATCTAGCTTTCCAGATGTTACTTGTTCTGTTGGACCAAAGTCGGTTCCTTTTACTAAAATAGACATATCTTTATGAAATTATTTATTACTATTGTACACTACTTGTCGAGCGGAACGTCTCAGCTCCGGCGATTTTGAGAGATCTAAATCTAGGTCTACCTAGAATGCTTGTTAAAGTCACTTGTAAACCGTAAGCTCTTTTGTTTCCAATGCGTCCTCTGATGGATACATCCTCGTCTGGAGCTATTACTCCTCCAACATAATCACTAGCATCCTTGAGGTCAAGAGCTGGCTCGGAGTCTATATTTTCAGATACCGCAGATATAGATACATCCGATGAGTTATCTGGACTGGACTGCAAATGGAGTTCAAAGTTATTAAACTTCTTGCGGTCTATAGAACCTAGCGTAAACATTCTAGTAGTAGCTGAACCTTGAACTCTAGTTTCTTTTTCTGTAGTGCTACCGATTTCTGTAATTACTCTATCAATACCGTCCTCGAATGCCTCTAGTTTGTGTATACCACCATCTGTGTTTGTTACATAAACTGCTCTTTCTGAACCTTTTCCAGCTACTAATAATTTAGTGAACTCAAAAGATGGGAAAATATTACCACTTAAATCTACATTGTTTACATTGTCTACGGATTCCCAACTTTTATTTAAGAAGTTGTAAACCAATAAAGTATTATTAACTGTAGAAGTTCCGGTTGGAACAGCTAAGTAATATTTGTTATCGAAGTACACAGCACTAGCTTTATCTACGTGTGCTTTGTTTATTGAATCTATTGTCTTTTGAATACTCTCAGATAGTGGTACTTCATTTCCGCGAAGGTTATATAAGTCCACGAAACTAAGTCCGTAAACACCGTTGTCTGATAAAAATATAATCTGATTACCGACTTGAATTGCTGAGTTCCTAGCAGTTAATCCAATCTCATCAGTAAGTAACTGAGATTGGAATCCACTCAAGTCTCCATTTCCTACTACGATATGAATACTGTTTCTGTTGAATACAACTAACTTATCATCAGAGAATGATAACATACCTACGTTGAAATCGGACTTACCAGCATTGAATCTAAACTGTCCATATACTTGGTCGTATGTATCTGTATCTAGAATATCTGATAAAAGAATCTCATCAAATATTTTACGATCCGCATACGTATCAGCTACGTCATCTACGCTGTAGCGATAAGGAACCGCAAGTCTTCGTTGGTGATATACACCGTACTTTGGTGCTGGCATATGAGTAAATCCTAATCCTTCAGAAACTTTACGAGCAAATACCGGTGTACTTGTTAAACTTTGTCCATCTGTGACGTGGGTACTTGTCTTAGATGGGTCCAAATAGAACTCGAATCCAGCTGCTAGAGCTAGAGTTTCATCTCCACTAATTGTAGTAGAAGGATTTTGGGGAACATAAAATATTATATTACTTCCACTTACCTCCGAAACAAATCTTTTTCCGTCAATCTTTGTATCGCCAAAACCAGCTATAGTGATAGGGTCTCCAACATTTTTGCCGTGACCAGATGCAGTAGCCGTAACCTTGTATAAACCGTCAAACTCACCTCCAGTCACAGATGCAGCAGTAGCGGCTGTTATACTTGTTGTTGAACCCGCGGCAAATATTTTGGCTACTGTTAATCTTTCTCCGATTACTAAACCAGATGTTTGATCCGCCGAAAGTGTTTTATCTCCTACTACTGAAATAATATCTCCTTGAGATACTCCATCTGTTTGGTGTACAATTCCTCGGTTTTCAATCAAAGCGAACTCACCACTTGCACAAACAATCTGAGTGGGCTGACTGTACTCTCCGCTTGTTACTTTGTCTAAAGTAGGACTTGTGTTTATATTTGTAGCGGATAAATCCTTTTCAAAGGGTGTATCTCCTTTTCGGAATATAATCAACTTATTAAATGCTTGAACCATTTCTACCGAAGATGAAATAGTCTCACCTCCGGGATATGTTAAATCATAAGTAGTACTAGGGTCTGACACTTTGATTGCTACAGCTTTTGTATTAGCAGCTAGAATAATGTAGCTTTCGGATTCATCGTTGGGGTCAGAGAAAATACAAGAACCATATACAGCATTAACAGCATCATCATTTAATTGTGGTTCTGTTCCACCATCATCTAAATCAAAAGGTAAAGTCAAAGCTGATCCACCTACAGATAGAGGTGCCTTAATATTATCAATACCTTTACGAGTTTGCCACTCGCCGTTTTGAGCCATTCTACCATTTTGGCTATCAAATAAAATACCAGAGGTCAATTGGTCTGGGCGTAGACGATTATTGAATCCAATGAATCCACGGTCTAGCTCCTCTAACATTCTGTCATCAAAGCGAGTATATGTATCGTATCTTGCCATCTAGCAGTCCCAAGCCTTTCTTGACCAATAGTTAGCGGACATCTTTCCTTTGCCTTTGATGCCAGCACTACGAGCACAATAGCTTTTCTTATTAGCTGGTATATTCTTTTTGATTTTCATATTCGCATCTCCGAAACGAATAATCTTTTCTTTACCACCTTCACAAGCTTTTACTACGAACTTCTTGCCGCCTTGAACATCTCGGCGAGGTACGTTGCACTTCATCTTTTTCTTATCGATTGCCATAGCTCTTTTATTTTTTCTTTAAATGTTTTTGGTTTTTGGTAGTGATGAATAATTAGTATTCCGGGTTTACGATTTATCATTTACTTTTTTTGAATGTTACTCTTGCTTTTGGGGTGTTTGGGACGAACTGTTTTCCTTTTGCTCCTCCAGCTTTTTTCTTGCGAGCTGTAGCCGCTCTTTCAGACTTAGTGAGGCTCTTTGCTTTAGCCATTGGAAGACAACGGTCTGGTCGCTTCTTATCTTTTGAGGTTCCACAAGGTCCTTTGATTGAACCGTCAATTCCGATTCGTACCCAGTTTTGTTCTCTCCACTTTTTGAGTTCACCCATTACTTTCCTACCTTCTTCATTGCTTTAGTATGAGCTTCTGTAAACGTAGAACCCTCTTTAATTAGTTTACGCATAAAGTTCATATGCTTTGCACTATGATGAACGGAATGTTCTTTCATAGCTTTCTTTTGCCTTTTTGTTAATTCAGCCATTACTTTTTCTTTTTACGTTTAGCTCCCTTTGCGTAATTAGGATCCTTGCAATACTTAGAAGCAGCCATATTCGCATATGCTGATGGATACTTGTCAAAAGTCCTACGAGCCCAAGCTATACCAGCTGGGCAGATTTTGTTACCTTTTCTTTTTGTTGACATTTTTGACTAATGATTTTAGTAATTTAGCTTGTCCGGCGTGTGCCTTACTAGCTTTTTCTAGCTTTCTAGCTACGCTTAATATTTTTCTTTCCACCTCTTAGGACCTCCAAATCCGCTGCTGTTATTTTGTCTCTAGGTATTGCTAACCTAGCTAATTTTTTTTGCTTTGCACTATATTTTTCTGGGGGCATTATACTTTCCTCCGTTTATAATTAGGTAGCTTACGTCTGCTTTGCTCGGCTTCCATCTCGGCAGCACAAGCTGGGCAACACGCACCTTTCTTGTCCTTCTTACCAAGGACTACAACTGATATAAGTCCTCCGGGCATTACTTCTTTTTCTTCATTGTTTTCTTTGTAGGTTTTTTCTTTGTAGGTTTTTTATTTCCTCTTCCCGGTTGATATACTGATCCGTATCCCATAGTTATTTCCTCTTGATTAGTGTTAATGATAGTAAACAGAGTCCCATAAATAAACCAACAAATGCTGGTTCTGGTACGCCGTTGTATTCTACTGAAAGTCTGTAATCCACTTCTTTCCAATTATATTGTTTACCTTCGTACAGCAATCCATCGAACTCACTGTATGCCCATTCTGGAATAGAAGGTACAAAGAAGTAATTGTAATCATTTGATGTAATATTATCACCCCAATCGTAATCGGAGTATGTTATAGCTAGTGGACGCGTTGTGGCTTCGTGGCTCATTTTTTGAAAAGGGATGTAAAGATTGAGGCAAACTCTCGAAAGAGCTTAGAAATGAAGTTATCCTTAGGCAGAAACATCATTACTATAGATATTATACCAATGTAGGCAAATGCCATACCGAGCATATTGTCCTTGTAGTTATCGAATATATATTTAAAAAATTCCATTAGTTTGTGGGTGATATATTTATATAAGTAGGATGCGGTTTCATATCGTCACTCATTTGTTCAAAAGGCGTTTCTATTATAGGCATATCAGCCTTGACAGACTCTGACTTTGTGCTAGTCTCGGAGGATGATTTACTTTCTTGAGATTCTTTCTGTTCTTCAGTTTTGGGTTCTTGGTCTGAGTCTTGCTTACCTTTGTTATCTTTTTCTGAATCGTTATCTTTAGCCTCTTTATTTTCTTCTGATGAACTTTCTCCTTTTGATTCTTGCCCTTTGTTTTGTGTCTCTTGTGATTTGTCAGTTTGTTCGGGCTGAGAAGTTTGAGCGGGAGTTTCGGCGGAAGAACTTTGTGAAGAAGGAGAGGTTTCTTGTGTGGTGTCCGAAGACTCAACAGCTGGTTGAGAAATCTGTGGTAGTTCGGAAACCGCAGCAATCTTCTCGGCGATAACTACTTGACCCCAATCATTCAACTCGTGGAAATCAACAAAAGTATCAATGAACATTGGAACTTCGATACGTTGTTCGACAACATCATTTGCGACACTTGCCACGAAGACTTCTGTTTGATCTACCGCAACCGTTGTCTGAGCAACTGCGGCTGTACTTACAGCGACACTACCAGCGGTGCCTAGTTCACTGACCTTCTGTACAACTGGAAGGTCTTTTACTTTTTCAAGAAGCGACTTTTTAAGTTGCTTACCAGCTGACCTAGCTTGTTGGATAGCTTCTTTAGACTGCTCTTTAATCTCTTCAGCACTTTGATACTCTTTGCCGTCCAGTACTCTGGACAAAGAATCTCGCAGCTCTCTGAGGTTTTGTTTTGCAGTTTTCTTATCCATTTGCAGAGTTTACAGATCATACTATTTACTTACTGCTGCACTTCCGAAGTAGAAACTGATTATACTAATAACGGCTGTCTTGATTTCTGGTAGAATGATATAACCGTGAAGAGTTTGATAAGCTGTACCTTTAGCGAAACCAAACCATTTGCTGTATTCACTTGCAACTGTTACACCTTCTTCACTATGAGCTAAGATGAATGGTGCAATAATTACGCCGAATAGTACAGTCAGTACGATAATCCTTCTTGTCCAAGCACCAAAGGCATCTACCCTAGCTGCTGCTGCATCTGCACTTGCATCTGATGCTTGTTGTTTCTTAATAAGTCCTTCAGTGATAGCTGCTTGGTTTTGAACCATAGTGCCGATCAACTTAAATACGAACCCGGAGAATCCTCCTCCTAACATTGCTAATAATTCTGTTGTCATTTAAGTTCCTTCCATAGTTTATAGATTGATAAAACTGTTAAAGTGATTAGAACTGTTTTAGACACTACGCCAAGTACAAGGTCTACGCTCTGTAATGTATCCGTTGCTATCCATCCGAAGATTCCTACGGATAATCTTTGTAGTGTCTCTTCCATATTATTCCTCAATAACCTTGTATGTTACAGACGATACTGTACTAGCATTCTCGTCTTCAGTTAAAGATATGTAATCAGTTACTCTTAATGACCACTTACCATTTGATAATTCTTTTGGAGCTGTTCTATACTGACTAGACCCTTTTTTTACAGATGGGTCAGTGCTATAGAAAGGTAAGTTCATTGCTCTACCTTCTACCTCTGCTCTAGCTAAAGAGGTTTCGTAATCATCGTGTACTAAATATTTTTCGCTCATTATTAGAATGTTTGGTAAAAGTTATTGATTTCGTTTTTCACATCTGTTATTTCTGAATCTAAATCAATAGTGTAAAGTATAACTTCAGACATAGTACCTTGTAAGCCAAAAATATCATTACTTGCACTAGAACTATTTTCTCCTAAAAATTGAAAAGAACTTTCTCCATCAGTTCCAGTTATTCCACTTTTTGTTTCGGTAGAATCATCTATATCAAATCTAGTAAGAAAACTAGAATTATTATTGTAAACTAATAGTGAATTTGTGTCGCTAGATAAAGTTAATGTTGATTCAAGATTAGTACCACCTCTTCTAAGCTCTAAGCGAGGCTCATCAAAAGCGAAGTCAGCAGTACCTCCAGAAAATGTCATTCTAGTTCCAGACACTATAGTAGCACTTGTAACAAAGAATGCAGTCATTGCAGTTGGAAGTGAAATGGGTGAACTGTTTTGTAAAAATGTACTTCCTAAATTAGTTCCTACATTTAAAAATTTTATAGTAGGCTTTCCATCTATTGTTTCTAGTGTACCGGAGTTGACGATTCTAGGTTGGTCTGCTGTGGTTGTTTGAACCATATCTAAACCATTCCCACTTTGGTCATACCACTTGGAAACAAAGCCGCTATTACTACCTCCAACAAATGCCTCTACAGCTCCACTAGCTACTTGATTGGCACTGAAGTCTTCAACAGCATTATCGCTACTTCTACGAACCTCTACAACTCTGCCATTCATTGCACCAATATCTCGCAATGAGTAAGCCGCTGCGGCACCACCGAACCTACGAGCTATTCCTAGATCGGTATTTCTACCAGAGTATCCTTTAAGTATATCCCAAGTTGCCGCCAACTCAGCATCCAAAGGGTTGACTCCGTCAGCTAGTTGTTCGGAAGACATTAGTTAGTAAACTGAGATGCGTGAATCTTTGCGGAAGTACCACCAGCTCTGATGAACTTAGCTTTGACAGCTGCCTCTTTGCTGAAGGTATAACTTCTACCAGCGAATAACTTGTGACCGTTTGATGTTGTAGGTGCACTACCATCGAATGTCATAAATACATCTGCGTCTTGGACATCCATAGCAATGTATTTAGTTAAGCTATCAAAGGCATCCGTGTTATCATCTTTTGAGCTCTGAGAAAACTGAACGCCACCAGCGGTAGCATCAACTGTCAGTCTGTGGTCATTAGCTGTTCCACTTGGTATAGGATAAAGGTTAGTTACGAATGAATTTGCCATATGAGTATTTTACATTAAGTGTCAACGACTTTGGCGGTTGACGTAGGTTGAAAATTTGCGATTGATTGAATTATTATTTGATCGAATATCTATTTTTTCTAGCTCTATGTCTAAGAAGTTCTGAGCTAATTGTTCTTCAGTCAAAGCTTTACCGTGCTGACCATCCATACGTAAAAAGTCTGCATAAGCTGCGTGAGCTACAAAATAAAAGAACTCTTGAGGAATGTCTGTTGAGCTAGTAGTAAATTCAGTGAATGGTTTTTTATATGTTACGTATACTACACCGTCTTCGCCATTTGCTACATTCAAAACATTAGCTCCGTCATTGTTTACAAAGAAATCGTACTCAAGTGCGGATTCATTTAAAAAAGCTTTCTTTCTGTGGATTCTAATAAACTCTCCAATAGTTTCTCTGTCGACTACTGCATCACTATTAGTGTATCCCGGAACTAATTCAGTATATGCAACAGCTTGAACTCTTGTTACTTGAGGCAATCCTCCGCTGAGTTGTGCCCATACTACATCCCAAGGGTTTTCATATACAACATCGGTATCTCTTTGAAGATTTATTGTAATGCTTCCAGTAAATGTTACTACCCCAGTTTCTACGTCTCTAGTATAGCTACCTCCAGCAAAGAACCATTTATTGTTATCTTTAATATAAGCGGCTGCAGAGCGAGAACCAGAAGATAGCTTTTGAGTTCTTACATATACTGCATTTCCGTTTGCATCATCTCCGTATTTATAAAATAATCCATTATAATCATCATTAGTATAACCAGATACTAAAAATGAAGACACTGTTCTTTCTTCGGATTCCACTAAATATCTTGCCCAAGATGGACTCAAGTTATAAGCTTCCGCAGCTCGGCGATTTACAAAACTAAGAATCTTAGCATCTTCTTCAGTTGTAAAAGAACTCACACCGGCTAACGCTTGTATGAGTGCTTTGAGATCTGTATAACTTTTAACTTGCATTATATTTTATTAGGTGAAAGTTCAGCAAATGTTTTATTGTAGTGCTTTAAAAATTCTTTGGAGTGCACCTCTTTGTGTCCGTATTTATTTGTAAGTCTAAAGAACTCACGAGCCGGCATAGTTGCTACTGGTTTACCTAGTACGGGGTGCCTTGTTCCTTTTAGGTGTGCTGCTTGTTTAGCGGCAGCTCTTACTCTCTCGTGTTCTGTTTCTCTTTCTAATTTAAAACCATTCTTAATCTCTTGCATAAATGCTGCATCGATTTCATCATCTGTAAAATTCTTTGGTAAGTCCGTAATAATATCCATAAGTCTAAATAGTTTTAAGTTAAAAAGAAAAGGTAGGGGGCGATTACGCCCCCGTACCGAATATAACAATTAAGTAGTTGCCTTGATCAAGCCGTGTGCTTGTGGGTGGTATACTCCTAATGTAAGAGCACAATCCACGTAGCCACGCTCACCACCACCTTGGTTAGGTAGACGTGTTGATCCCATTGGGATTAACTCGTGAATACCGAAGTATTCTGGGTTTACAAGGTATCCAGCTTCACCAGCTTGTCCGAAGCTTGGCATACAATCTGGGTTACCGTTTACGATAGAAACGATACCGTGATCTGACTGATATAAATCAACAGTAAGTTTGATTTCACCAGCTCCACCGTCATAGTTTACAGAACGTACGTTGTCTGTAGCTGAACCAGTTGTACGAGCGAAATCGCTGATTACGCGGCGTAATTTAGTATCAGCAACAAGCATAAGGTCGCTAACTGTACCAGTTTGGCTGAAGATAGAAGAGATGATATCATTGAACTGAGTTTCACCGAATGCAGTAGCGTTAGCTTCAGCAACTGTGTAAACACTGTCAGCTGGAGTACGGAAACCGGCTGGAACATCAGATGGTCCAGATGATGATAACCACTCAGCTAAACCACGAAGAGCGTAAGCTGTGTCAGTACCGTTTTCAGCAGCACGATCATTACCAGATGCAATAGTTGCTTCGATGTCGCGTTTAAGCTCACGAATTGCTTTAGCTTCTGCTTGAGCGATTTTAGCTGGTCCTACAGAATCAACTGCTTCTTGTAGGTCAGATACTTGGTAATCGCGGCGGAACTTCTGTACGTAGTTACCAAGACGTGCACGTCCAGCGAACTGGTCTGTGAATGTACCTACGTCAGCACCTTCACGGATACCCGCTGTTGCTGGTGCAGATAATGCGTCTACTGTCCACTCTACGAATGTAGCCGATGCTTTCTGCTTTTGAGCAGATGAAAGGATTGGAGTTTCTTCTGGAGCAAGAATTGTCAAGACATCTGTCAAGTCTTCTCTGTTAGAAACACCAGATCCCGGATTTGTTGTGTCATATGTATTTGAGAATGCCATAGTGTTTTATGGGTTGTGTTATTTAACGATTTTTAAGTTGTTGTGTTCTGAGAGTAATGAAATCACTCTTGTTGCCAGATTGTCTAAACCGTTGGTTAAGGTCTTTAAGTGCCTTAACTGACTTTCCCACAGTTTTGTCTGATGTTGCCCCAGCGGTAATTGCTGCCTTTGGAGGTGTCAACGTAGCTGACTTCGGAGCTTCTTTGACTGGTTTACGTCCGTAGATACTGTTCGCTGCGTGAGCTATCAGATAGTTAAGTTGAGCTGCAACTTCTGGATCTGCTTTCTCGCGTAGTGAATTGAATCTAGGATCTCCAATCATAGCTTCGTAGTTTTTACGTACGTCATTATCTTCTCCTTGTAACCAGTTCAATTCTTGTTCAGCTTGTGCATCAAAAGCTTCTTTGAGCTGATGAGATTGCTGTACTCTTTGAACTGTCTGTAACTGAGCTGGTAAAAACTTATCACGAGCCTTACGTGCATTTAATAGGCTTTTACGCACATCAGCTTTTGTAAGTTCTTTACCTTCGACTTCTGTTACAACATCTTCGGGTCCGTAGCCGTCTGCATTAAATAATGTTTCCTCTGCCCACTCTATAACTTCTGATACTTCTTTCGCCTTTTCTTGCAATCCTTCTAACGTATCTACTGATGCGTATGGATTATTGGCTACCTCTTGAGTCTCTAATGGATTATTATTTTGCAGTGAAGCCTCCATCTCTTTCAGTTTAGCTTCAGCAGCTTTACGCTTTGCTGTTAGCTCCCCAAATCGAGCGACTGCTCTACTTCCTAGCTTTTCGGATAATTCGCGAAGATCTTCTTCGGACATATCATCTAGATCTAACTGTGAAAGAACATCTGTTGATTCCTCGGAAGTTTCTTGAACTTCTTGGGTTTCTTCAGTTTGTTCAGCAACGATTTCTTCACTTGATTCTACCTCTGGACTCTCGACCTCGGTTTCTTCTGTTACTTCATCTGTTGCTTCAACTGGTGGAGCCACTTCTTGAGTTACCTCATTTAGTTGCCCCAAGCGGCGGTTTACAAAATCCGCTGCTGACATATTTGACTGTGACGCTGTTGTTTCGGTTGAGGGTTCAGCGACTCCCTCTGTGATTTCGTTTGACATAATGTTTGCACTCCTTAACGCCGAGCGATGGCGATGATTATATTATAACTTATACATCAAGTTAAATTCTGTCAGAAAATTTTGTTTTGAGATTACGCCAGTCACACATCTGTAATATCTGATCGTAAGTAAGTATACGCCCAGATATTTGTTGTATCTGTTCGTTGCTTGCGTTATGTAATTCTTCTATTGTTTCCTCGCGGAGGTCAGAGATTACTTGTAGGAATCGAGCAAAGTGCTCGTGATTACTTAGTGCTTGTAAGTCCGTTTCTAAACTCATTTCTTTAAAAATCCCATTTGATCTATTTTATCGTGAATCTGTTTTGAAAAATTAACAGCGTCTTCGAGTTCATTATATCTGGGGTAATTTTTTAATCCGCTTTTCTTTGCTACATCTATAGCTTCTTTTTCGGTCATTTGTTTACCATCTCTCATAGTTGGTAATACATAAAATCCATCATCGAATCCTACGACAGTAGTTTTTACGTTACTTACTGTTCCGTCTGGATTTTTAACCTCTGGGTACTTTCCGGGAAATATTCTTGTTAAGCTCATTTTCTAGATCTTATATCTTTTAAAACATTCATTAAACTATCTTGGCTCTTCATAATGTTTATCATACGAGGACCTCTAGTTTTTACTTGTCCAAACCAATTTGAATCCTTCATTTCAGCTGCGGCTGTATCGTAATCATCATTTGCCAATGCTGCCCTCATATTGTCAAAACCTACTACCTTTTCACCATTAGCATCTATTCCTCCCAAAAGTTTTAATCTACCTAGATTAAAAGCTAAATCTAAAATAGCTACTCGCACGTGGTGTGGTCTAGAGTCAAGTTTTGGGTCAAATATTTTTGCATCTTCATATGCGTTTGACATATTGAAGTTATATAAATCTCTGACTTGATCATCATTAAGTGTTACACCTTTATTTACGATGTCATCGTAAGTAAGTCCGTGTTTCTTAAATAGATACTCTCTATTTACTTTTTCTTCTAAGTTAAAGCCAACTCCAACTGAATTATTACCTTCAGTGTCTTTATATACACCGTATTTTTTGCCTTCATTTAATGACACTACATCATATAAATCCCTAGCTTGTTGTTTACCTTCTTCTATTCTACGAGCTAGGTCTGCTCTGCTTATGTTATTAGCCATATTAGATTCCTTGTGTGTTAATATCTCCCATCTGAGCTGGCTCTGTACCGACTCTACCGATTTGGGCGTTCTGTGCTTGTTGCATTTGGAAGGTATACTGTCCGGCGTACTTCTCAAGGCGTGCAGCAAAGGCTTCATCTGATTGAAGTCTTTCAGCAACGTCTGGCTGAGAAGCGTACTGCTGAATAACAGTAAGAGCAATTTGAGCACCGTTAGGACGTGCCGGCATTTCAATACCAGCAAAGATTTTAGCAAGGTCATCTGTAACTTGTTTTACAACTTGTTCTTGAGCTGCTTCTGTAGGTTGTAGCACGCGATCCGCGAGTACCGGATCAATACTGTTAGCAGCAGCATCGAGTAAGTTATCAATGTTAATGCGACCACTGCGATCCAGTTGCGTGAGAGCAACCATTTGTTGAAGTTTCTTTTATTGAGTCTCTGGATCCGAATTGAGGACATCATAGGATATGATTATGTCGTAGTTTTCATCTGGGTTACCCTTGTTGAAAACCACGGGGTCTGGCGATCCGGTAACTCTAAAGAAAACTGAGTCCGGTCCAAACCGCTGGAAACATTTATAGCACATCTGTAAAACCTCTGCGGAGTGCTGTAAGAACTTGTCCACTAAGAATTGTTTACGCACTTGTGAAATCTGAGATGTTTCATCAAGTCCACAAAGTCTGTCCGCTTGTGCCTCCATTGTCTTTTCTATTTCAATAGAACCTACTGGTGACGGAGGAGTTGGAGCAAAATCCAAGTCTCCCTTTCGGCGGTAAGGTATCATCCTTCCGGGACCCCAATCTGTTGGTGCTTGACCAACGGGGTGAAGAATCGGAGGTAGAGTCGCTAGACTGTTTCTATCAATACGTGAATCCCGCTCAACCTTTACTTGATTCTGTATTCCGCGAAGGATGTCTGGAATAGTTTGAGTATCATAGAGCCTCTTACTATCTTCAGAAAGTTTTGTTACTACTACTGGATAATCTTCGTAGCCATTTAATAACTCGAACTTAGCGTAGCCTTCACTGTATTCTTTGTGGAAGACTGTGCAGTAAATACCTTCGGAACCATCTTCTGGGTCAATTAGTCTTTGGTATCCGTATACAATTTCAATTAACTCATTTGCTTCATAAGCGTTGTCAGTTAATGAAGTACTTCTACGACCTTCTTGTTCGCGTTCAATGCTATCAATGTTTACTCCGCGATATTTGTCTATCATTGTTTCTACGAAGTCAGCATCCCATCCGTCTGTGATTACTTTATTCTCTAGCTCTTGAGCTGTGTAATAAGTTTTCCAAAAACAGTACGGTGCTCTTTGTGGGTCCGTAACATAAGGAGGAAAGAAGAAGTCTCCGTCCGGTGCAAGTGTCTTTACCTCTGGGGCATTAACTTGTCTGCGAACTATAGGTAACTCAGCTTCACCAGTTTTACGTAAATCCTTGAGAGCTTTCTTAGCTCTTTTCTTTGTAACCCCCGGAAATGTTGTTTCAAGTAAATCAATTAGTAATTCGTCATCTGTTCCGGATGCTATTAAATCAACAACCTCTGGAGCAATCTGTGCAATCTGATTAAGATCTAGTCTCTGTAAAAATCTGCGGTCTTCTCTGTGCCAACCTACGTAGGTAATCAAGATACCTCTTTCTAAAAGATAATTAGCACCGAGCTCCATTTCTCTCTTGAAACGCGGAATGTATCCACTAGATACCATCCACTTCAAGAAACTAGATACTACTTTACTTCTTGGAATATCTGTACTCTCAACCGGAAACGCTCTTACATTAGAACGATTAAGAGAAGACATAAACAGAGATACAAGACGAGTAATTCTTTCATCGATAGTGTGTGCCTCCATATCAGCAGCACCTTCCCAAGGGAATGCGTCAGCCCCGTGCTTTCTGTGGTCACGGCTTTTACCAGCCCACCAATTACGTCTGTCATCATAGCTTGTACGACACAGATCGAAATACGCTTCGAGTTCTACAACAGTTTCGTCATAGGCGTAACGTAAAGTTTTAATATCGGGCTCTTTCCCTACGTAAGTAAGGGCTTCTGAAATTGAGTCACTTTGCATAGTTTATTTAATATAATATCATATGTATCAACTGCACTAAGTGCGTTGAGGTGTCTTTACCCAACTGTACTTAGGATTGTCCGAACTGTTGTCGGCTTCTAGATATACTATTTTACCTTTAGCGAATCTTCCCTTGTACCTAAGTGGTATTTTCACTGGTACTTTCTTGGATAGCTCTTTTACATAAACAATAATATAATTAGGATTCGGGGCTTCTTGTAACACCGGTCCTCTATATAGGACTGGCATAGAGATGAACTCATCTAGGACTCTCTGTCCGTCATCATTGATCCACGTGTTTTTACCTTTTCCGGTAACCATATCTTCCTCTAGTTCTTTAAAAACTAGGTCTAAGGCTTCCTCGAAAGGTATGCCGTATTCTTCTGCTAGTGCTGTTAATTTTTTCTTGGGCATTAGTAGCCTCCTTTTGTATGTGTTATAGTTTGATAATCTCTAGCGTCTATGTGGTCGGGTCCATCTCCAGCGTTCGCCATACGTAAGTAACGAATGACATCAAAGAAGTCCTTTAGGGGCTCGTCCGCTTTTCCGTTAGAGTTATAATTAATTAAAGAATCTATTAGGTTTCCGCAGTCCTTGTGTATATAACACATAGGTTTATTGGCTTCATCTATGGGTACGTTAGGATTATAACTGAACCACTCGTCCAACGCAGTGATCCCTAACTCCTCTGTACGTCCGTCACTAGGAATGAAGTTCATTCCGTAATCATAGAAGGCTGTGAACAAGTCATCATTGTTCTCATTTTCCCTTGCAAAGTATCGGGAGTCCCCGATTCGCTCGATTACTTCTATGCCTAGCTCTTCTTCTATTTCATTGAAGAGCTCTACGTAGCCCTCTACGTTGTACCCCACCTTTTTCGCGGCTGGTCCATAACGCCACTTTGGATCGCCAAAAACTGCCCACTCTCCGTATGTATCACGGTCGGGGAACTCTCTTCTAATATAGACATTATTATCTCTATCAACTCCCGCCCAGATTGCAACATAGTTTCTTGCTCCGGCGGGGTCGACCACTTGATAACAGCTATAGTTGGACTTATCAGTGATGTCTGGAAATCTTCTTCCGTATTTATTGGGTACTTCGGATAATACATTTACTTCTGTGTTAAATAATGGTAACAGACTTGTCATTGACTTCACGGGCATACCGTAAGCACGAACCATAATCTCTTCCTCTGGTCTGCCACGAAGGTCTTTCGCTATACGCTCGTATCCGCCGAATGGGTTCTCGTCTGAATGCAGATACACAACACCGGCATCTCTTCCGGGGCTGTACTGCTCTATAGGTAGTTTCTTATTCTTGAGTAGCTCTGCTTCTCTTGTCTGTAAAGTCTCGGCACCCTTGAGGTACTCAGATATAAATGGTGTGTACCCATCAATCGGAGTAAAACCAATCACTAGCTTAGAGTTCCTTGTAGCTAGTCGGAATCGTAAGGTGTTCACCAACGCCGCATCTCCCAAGTATTCGTCAAGCCACGCACCTAGGTTCAATCCACTAGGCTTCTTAAAGCCGAACTCAAAACCTTCCAAGATGGTCTGATTGTTACTGAATTGCGTGTACGTCTTGAAGTCCACCCTCGTCTTAGTGTCCGGAAAGATAAATGAACTCCCAGTGAATCCATTCTGCATAGAGAAGTTGATATAGCCATCTACACTCTTCGTCTTTCGCTTGAACTCCTTCGGCATCATCTCCCAGATCGCCGCTTGCTGTACCTTCACCGAAGTATCTGCGTTCTGAGAGAAACATACTATATGTCCGTTATTGTTTTCCATAACGGCTTGCATAACCATCTTAGCACAACCAGTGGTTTTACCACTACGGTTTCCGCCGAGAACTAGGCACTCATTCTGCTTATTGAGACTGAGTCTCATTCTATCCCATCCCGGTAAATCAAAACCGTATCGGATAGGATCTTCCTCCGCTGCTTGTATTCGCCCCTCGTGGGCTTGGTACAAAGCCTCAAGTAACTTAGGATCGTTCTCAGCTAGGAGTACAATCTCTTCGTCAGTCGGTGGCTGTAGAAAAGGATGCTTAGTAAATGTCAGTTCCATCAGCTTCTTCCTCTTCTTCTTCAGCATCCCAAATGATGTCTAAGGCATCTGAATTGCCGTCCATATCCTTTTGGGTTTCGCTTACTAGCATACGTCCTACTCTGTGGTTAGTATAGTCGTAGAACAGATCTCCGTCATCATCCATAACTATAAACATATAGTTACTAAAATGCTCGCCGAGGTTTCCTCGGATGCGGTCAAAGAGGTCATCGTAATCTTCATCAATCATTATTATCGTCTGACTCCTCT